TCACTCTATGTGAATTACCAGTTTCCCAGAGGCGGATACCTCCAGGCTGCTGATGGCGTGTTCGAGGAAGGCGTGCACGATTTCTGAGTCTTTCAGTGGCTGGAGCCCGCGCTTCACTAGCTCTTTGTTGACCTCCACGGCCTTCTTTCTCAGCGCTTCTTGTTCGGCCTGGGTCAGTCGGATGTTTGTTGGCATGTGGTCTCTCATTCGGTGAACACCTCTACACATATTCGTGTGTGCAAGTTATAAGTGTTGACGTGTGTGCATGTGCGCGTCTACATTTTGCGCAAATGTAACGTGTGTGCATGCATCCCATGACCGTTTCCAATGACCAAGGTTCGCCAATGTTCTACGACTGGATATCCGGCTATCAGGATTTCCCGTTCGACATTCCGCAGGTGGGCAAGGTCATTCGACTGAATGTTGACTCGGAGACCAACGAGGTGCTGAGCCAGTCGTGCCCGGCCTTCCATGCTGAGGGTAGCTACAGCACGAAGTTTCGCATTCAGGTGGCAGGGCGTCGGGTGTACGTCGACGGCAATGCGAGCCGCGTTAACCGCCTGGACAACCTCTACGGCCTGACCACGCTCGCGGACAACATGGCCGTCATCAATTCGATCTTGACCGCACCGGAAATCGGTCTTCCGCCTCTCACTCGATGCACCCGGCTTGATCGTCTGCAGGACGGTTCGGCGGTGGTGGACGGGTTCACTTTCACTCGGATCGATGCGACCCGGAATCTCTTCGTAGGGAAGGGTAACGAGTCGGCATATCTGCGGGCTCTGTCGAGCCAGCGTTTCCGGAACTCCATCGGCTACTTGTACCCGGACGGCGGCACCGTTGTGTGGACGCCCAGCGGGGGAGAGAAAGCCGGTCGCCTGGTTTACCCGGGTTACTACAACAAGGGGCTGGAACTTACTCGGCATTTGCTGCCGAAGGTTCTACGGCGTTACGGCGCTGAGTCTGAGGAGTATCGCTACGTCAGCCAGGTGCGCGACTGGTGCGTAGAAGTCGGAGTTGTCCGCGCTGAAATCAAGCTCAAGAGCGAGCTGCTGAAGAGGGATTGCCTCTGCCATTGGGGCCTGTTCGACGAACAGCGCATCTGGGATCACCTGGGCGAATTTTTGAAGGTGGGCGACAAAATGACCCTGACCGCACATGACATTGCCAGCATTTCCGAAGAACTGATGCGTGTAGGCGTCTGCGACTCCATGCAGGCGGCTGGGCGTACTGCGACTTACGCGATGGAGTGGATGAACGGCAAGACGTTCGATTTCAACAAGTCTGCCGTGAAAACGCATCGCGCCCGTCTTCGGGCTATCGGCTTCGATATCAAGCTGCCTTTCGATGCGTCGCGGCACATGTTCTTCATCCACAACGTGCGCGAAGTCTCCCGCACCTTCGACGTTCCCGCGCCGAGCTTCTACCGGCGTCCGGACGTGCCGCGCCATTTGCGGCTGGTGGCCTGACGTGCTTGCGCCGACTCTCCAGGCTCTCGCGCTGCTCGCCGGTGCCGTCACCCTGGTTCACGCCCTCGGTGTGTGGGCTCGCTCATGAGGACGATCAGCTTCCAGGGCGACGGCCTGTCGGCCAGTCAGTACCGGTCGATCCAGCTTCGCCAGCAGGTTAGGGCGGCGGTGAATCAATCCGTTCTGCAGCAGCAAGTGGCGGCCACGCTAAACGCCCTGGAGCAGCACAAAGAGCAGGGCGGTAAGCCCGAAAAGGTCTGGTCCACGATCTCCAACGAAAAGGGCACGCCGTTCCTGGGCGACGTGTTCGGGTGGCCGTGATGGCTATCGAGATCAACCGCCAGTCGTACCTGTCGCTCCGGTCCTCCTTGGAGCTTGAACTGCTCGATGCTGGTATCGACTCGCCTGAGCTTCTGAGCCGGCTTATGCGCCACGTGCTTGCTACCGAATCCGCGACCCGTACCGAGTCGCAAACCGTTCGCCGTGCGTTCTTCACGGCCCGTAGAAACCCGCTGCTGGGCGCAATCCCTCAGCACAGTCCAGGGCGCACAAATCGCCCGTATATCCGCAAGAGGAAACCCTAATGCCCTTCGTCTATCTCGGCCTGACTCGTGACGCCGGAACCTCGAAAAAGACTGGCAACGCCTACGACATTTCGGTCGTTCACTTCGCTGTCGATGCCACGCAATCGACTCGCCCCGATCGCAAGTTTGCCCTCGGCCTGGAGCCTCAAAACCTGCCGATCGCGCCGGAAGCCGTGAGCCAATTCCAGCGCGTTGAGCCGCTGTCGTCGGTGAACTTCGAGTTCGAGCCGGACCCTCGGAACATGCAGCGCAACCGTATTTGCGGCGTGAAACCGCTGCCGAAAGCTGCCACTCAGGCGGCTTCGTGAAATGAACTTCATCGCGTGCGACGGAACCTGGGCGCAATCCAACGGCGCAATAACGTGCGTTGGAACTCTGGTTCCTGTTGCGCGTGAAGAGTTGTCCCAGGCGGGACTAAGTGCTGAAGACGCGGATTATCTGATAGGGCAGACCATCGCTCTGTTTGCCGTAGTTTTCAGCGTCATCATCGTGCGAAAAGCACTCAAGTAACTGGAGTATCGAAGATGCAAAAGATGAAACAACTGATGGTTCGTGGCGGTGTCGTTCTTGGCTCGCTGGGTCTGCTGGCTGGTCAGGCGATGGCGGAAGTTCCGGCTGATGCTACTGCGGCGCTGGCCGATGCTAAGGCCGATGGTGTTGCCATTGGCGGCGTCGTCCTGGGCGTGATCATCGCGATTGCGGCGTTCAAGTACATTCGCCGCGCACTCTAACTTGCCCTGGGGCATGTAAGTAGCGAAGCCCCGCATTGCGGGGCTTTTCTTTTGGGGAGCCAGTATGTCAATCGATCCTAATTCATATGTTGTCGTGGTGGTTGCGGCTGCGTTTTGGGCTGTTTTCTTTCTTCGACTGTAGGTGGCGATATGCGTAGTTTATTGCTTGTCGCTCTTTTGCTTTTGTCCGGCAATGTGAGCGCCGAAGATTTTTATTGGAGAATTGCTTATCCGGACGGGCAGGCCAAGCATAAGAGCGCTGAGGCTGCGTGTCAGGCGAATAATGATTATTACAAGAGTGACTATGGCTCTGGTTATTCTCGTATTGAGGTTAGGAATAAGCCGATAGATGAAACTCACTGGAGCTGTTATGTCTATGCGTACAAGCTCGACTCTAAAGGCGTGGAATATCTTGCGGGTCAGCGTGGAAATAACGCTACTCGTTACGGCACGAAATGCCCGGCTGGTACTGAATATGATTCCTCTATAGGTGGTTGCAAACAGAATGAGGATGAAAAGTGCAAGGAAACTTTCGGTAAGGAAATAACTACAGATTTTCAGGTTGGCGCTGTAAAGGATGGTCATTTTACTAATCCTAAGTCCCCTCCGGCCTCTCTTTGCCAGGATTCTTGCCTGTATACGTCTCCGGCAACTACGGGCTCTGGAAATGGCTATCGCTTGGGTCAGAACTTCGAAGTTTTTGTTAAGTACTCATACCTTGGCAATGGTTCGTCTTGTGAGCAGGGCGAAACGCCTAATCCTCCATCTGATCGCTCGCCCAGTGGTTCAACTGATGAGAACTGCAAGCCGGTGGAGGATGCTGAGGGTCGTAAGAAAATGAGCTGTCTTAAGACGGATAGTTATCAGAATCCTGGCAATTTGAACTGTGGTATGGCTAACGGTCAGCTTGTTTGCGTGCCTGGGAAGCCTTCGCCGAATAAGAACGACACAACTACAAAGACTGATATTACGGAGACGACAAATCCTGATGGCTCCAAGGACACTACGACAACCACTGAAACTACGGTCACGACGTGTTCTGGCATGAACTCTTGCAATACGACCACTACCACCAGTACGACCAACAATAAGACGAACTCTGATGGTACGGACGGCGGAAGCTCGACGGAGTGTAAGGGGCCAGGCTGTAAGCCATCAGGGGAGGGCGCTGGTGGCGACTCTGAGGGCGAAGAGAAAGAGGAGGAGAAAGAGTCAAAGGTTTCGGGCGATGAATCGTGCGATGCGGTGATTGCGTGCGAGGGCGATGCGATTCAGTGCGCGATGCTTAAGCAAGAAAAGAAACAGACGTGCGCCTGGGACTATGAAAAGGCCAAGGGGATAATCGAGTCTGAGATTGCCAAGCCTGAGTATCAGTTAACTGAGACAACCATTAATACAGGTGAGCTATTCAATGCCGGTATTAGTGCAAGCCGCTGGTTGCCGTCCGCTTGCCCTGCGCCGAAAGTTATCTCGCTGAGTTCCGGTCCTAGCCAGACGTTTAGCTGGGAGCCTGAGTGTCAAATGGCCTCGTCGTTAGCGCCGATTATTGTTGGTCTGGCGTCGTTGTTCTTCGCGGTTTATGTCGGACGTTCTATAGGAGGTTGATATGCCACTGTTCGTAGCGCTGTTTTCGTTTCTGAGTTCTGTCGCGGGTCCGCTGGTGGCCAAGGTGCTTATATCGCTCGGCGTCGGTGCTGTGACGTATGCGGGGATTAATCTGCTGATTAGCCAGGTGAAGACATATGCCATATCTCAGTTCGGTGCGGTCGGTGCTGATGTGGCTGCGATTTTGGGCTTGGCCAAGTTCGATGTTGCGATGAATATTATTTTTGCTGCGGTGGTGGCCAAGGCTGTTATCTCGGGCATGGATAAGGCCAGTGGCAGCATTACCAAGATTGGCAGTGTCGGGAAAGGTAGTTAACCATGTTTGTTCTCCGCACCGGTTTGCAGGGTAATAGTAAGACTCTCAATACAATTAAAGAGGTCGACAATAAAGCCGCGAAAGAGGGGAGGACGGTCTACTATCACAATATTCGTGAGTTCAAGGCGGATCATCCGGCGATCAAGGCGGAATGGGTCGAGTTCGACAATCCGCAAGAGTGGTTCAAGCTTCCGCCCAACGCCATTATCGTGATCGATGAAGCGCAGTCGTTCTTTCGTGTGCGCCCGCAGGGTTCCAAGGTTCCTGAGTATGCCAGCGCCCTGGAGACGATGCGGCATTCTGGGCATGAGGTGCATGCGATTACGCAAAGCCCGATGTTGATCGATGCGCATATGCGCGAACTCTGTAACTGCCATATCCATTATCACCGGGGTAACGGTGGAAAGATCGTTAAGCGGTGGGAGTTTCAGAAAGTTCAGACGGACGTGAATAAGAAGTATGACTTCGCGGATGGTGAATCGACCCGGATCACCATCGATAAGACGTACTTCGGCTGTTATAAGTCCGTTGCGGATGGGGCTGAGCATCACTTCAAGTTCAAGCCGCCTCGGGCGTTGTTCGTGCTTGTCGGTGCAGCCCTGGTTATCGGTTATCTTGGCTATGGCGTCTATGAGCGTCGTATGGCGACGCATGAGCCTGCCCAATCCGTTCCTGCGGTTTCTTCGTCGAGCGTTGCGCCTGCGGCCTCTGCGGGCGTTCCTGATGTCGATCAGGTGCGTCACGTGACTGCCGGTGAGTATCTGGCGATGCGCAAGCCTCGGGTGCCTGATGTGCCCAGCTCGGCGCCGATCTATGACGAACTGACGCGGCCGGTGGCGTATCCGAAGCCGTTCTGTCTGTCGTCACGTGATGAGTTCCTGGTGCAGAAGAATCGCAAGCGCATGGTGACCGGGTATCGTGATGGCCGGTTGTATGGATGCCGTTGCAACAGCCAGCAAGGCACGCGCCTGGATATCTCGTTCGAGGCCTGTATGGCGTACGTCGAGCACGGTGCGTTCGATCCGGCAATTCCTGACCGCGTACCTGCGGCTGTCGGCGTGGCCGGGCCGGGCGAGGCACGAGCCGGTACGGCGGCGCCGATGGCTGCGAACTCGTCGACGGTTGCGCCGGAGAGTGCTGGCACCCGCGTGACTGTGGTGAATTCTGGCAAGCCTGGGCTGCTGTGGTGATAACCCTGGCTTCGCATAATGTATATTATGTTAAATTATGTAAATCGTTTATTAGACCCTTGCTCTTTTGCGCTCCGTTCCCGCTTCCATGCTTGGTTTGAAGCCTTCAGTCGAGTCCCACACCTCGACGGCTTGCTGCCCAGGTTAAATCCCGGACAGATTTGGCAGCACCCGCACAAGACCTCTGCTACCTCCTTCGCACGGAGCCGATTGCAACAATGCGGTATCGCCCGACACGGACCCGACATGAGCAAATGCCCGTCCGCACGCTGAATATCGCGCAGCCATGAAGCTGCATCTGTACCGCGGCTCATTGGCCCCATTTTCACCCTGTGCCACGTACTCGCAGCCTGCCGGCTGCTCTGGCACTCCGTCTGGACAATGGATTGGCAATCAACAGTCGAATGGATAGATCGACGTTGAATGCATTGGGACGACGTCCGCTGTCTTGAGTCGAAACCGGAACATGACATGAAGATGAAATTGTAGGTATGTTCCATTGACGATGACGGCGCTGCTGCGGCAAGCGCCGTCCTGCATTGAATATTCAAAAAGTGTTCTGGCGGGACTCATCTTTCTATTCGAAGATGAAACGAGCAGGCAACCATAGTAGAAGGACGACGGATGTCACCTAGCCCCTCCCCCGACGAGCGTCGGCTTGTATTCGAAGCGCGCCGACTGACCATTGAAGCACTGGTGAAAATCTATCTTGAGCAGGTTTCTTCCTCAAGGAACCTGGTGACGGTCTACCTTCGCCTCATGTTCACGTTGTCACTCGGTGCCCTCGCCGGCGTGATAACTCTATATGGGACCATGCTTCGCTTTGGCACTTCGGCCAGTATCAGCATGATTACTCCCCTGGAGGTGGTTCTTGCTATCGCAGCGCTTGCGGCCCTGGTCACTTCGGCTCTGCTTTCCGCGCGTGCGCTCCAGAAAAGTGCATTCGATGTCGCTCCGCTCTTGCATAACCCATTTCCAAGCGCGGACTCGGTGATCGATTCAATATTCGATGCAGACGATATCGATGAGCGGCAAATACTCAGAAAGCTTTATTTCGCCCTGGACAAGACTGTCGAGCATCAGCCTCCTCTCAGGCTCAGCACTCGTCTGATCACCCTCTTCCTTATTGGCGGTCTTTTCCTGACCGGGGCATCCTTTTTACTGTGA